CTTGTAACTCGTTTTTTGAATAATCCTGATCTGCGTTTGGCCGTATGTAAATCCTTTTTACATAATCAAGTGTTTTACTTTTGATATCGTATACTATTGTTTCTCCAGGCAACACTTTTTTGATGTTTGTGTACAGGGTGTTCCTTAATGGATTGGTTCCTGCTTTGGTCAACATACTACATGCTAGTTTGTCCAGCATCCGAGCATCAGGCACAACATCTAGCATTCCTTTGATTTCTGATGCAAACACGAGTCCCTGGTCAATCTTTGCGTAGTACAATGGTTTAATGCCCACGTGATCTCTGCTGAGGGTGATTGTCTGATTTTTTACATCGTGGTATGCAAAGCCATGCATGGAGTCAATCTCATCAAGAAAATCTACGCCGTAACTGTCCAGCCCCCAGGCCAACAATTCTGTGTCACACCCTGTCGTGTTTTTAAAATTGTTGTACTTCTCTATTAATGAATTGTAGTTGAAAATTTCACCATTGTACACAAGGCGATTGCCCTTTGGTGTGAGCCATGGTTGTTGTGAATTGTTTGGGTCGGCCATTATGCTTAGAAGGTTGTGGCCCAAGGTCACGTCATCGGATGTCCATATATTGGATCCGTCGGGACCTCTGTGCTTACATACTTCTAGATAATCTTCTATGAACTTGGGATCGTTGTCCGTGATGCCGTATATTCCGCACATTACAGACCCAGTTTTGATTTGAACCTTTTGTAAACTGTGCCGTCTCTTATTTCTCGTATGCTCCACAGTTTATATCCTAGGTCGTATAGCCACTGTGTCCTGTCTGGCATCTTTGGTGTTTCTATATCGTTGAGATCCTTGTTACACACGTCCCAACACAGAGCTAGGTCTGATGTGCAGAAAGTTGGTATGCCTCTTATACAACTGTCTACACTGGCCGTGGAGTTGTGTGTGACAACTGCATGTGCATTTGTTATCGCTTCTTGGAAATGGAATCTGTAGAATTTCTTCTCATCACCTACAAAGTTTTGCTGTGTGAATTGCAGTTCCACATCTTCGGGGAACTCATCTTTACGTGCAACAATAGAGGCCACATGATTAGGATGTGGGCGGACTATGAATTTCCTGTCCGTGGCAGGCCTCAGTGTATCGTAGACTCCTTTGAACCATTCTATAGGATCAAGTTCGTTCATGCTCCAGTTGTCTTTGGGTTGCAGTACAAATATTATGGGATCGTGTTGATCAGATTTTCTCCATGGTTCGTATTTCACTTTGAATTTTTTGACCATCATGTCCCAACGATCACTGGGACTGTTGTCTGAAAGGAAGTTGCCATCGTTCATGGGTGTGTATAAGGATACCCTGAAATGATGATCTGGTGATGTTGATACATTGCCAAAACTAGATAGCAGTCCTCCATCAAAGGTTATCAATGGTATTTTCTTGTCTCTGCAATTATTTGCGAGCTCTCTACGTCTGCCTTTTGTGTGATGCATCTGCCGGTCGCCGCCATAACCAAACATGGCCGCCATGGGTGCTGTTGGCATCATCTCTCCTTCCACAGTTGGTCCTGATCTATTCTCATGTACAATCACTGCTTCGTCGCCCGCCGCTTCTATGCCTTCTTTAAGATGGTAGAGCAATTCGTAACTGTTGCCACGTTTACGATCTTTTACTGTTCTTCTAAATATTTCAACCTTCATTCAACATTCTCCATGCAGTGCCGTCCGCCATTTCTTGCATTGTCCAATTATTATACGCTAGACTTGAAAATAATGCAATCCTGTCTCCATACCTGGGTGTTTCTATTTTAGTGAAATCAGTCTCCGATATGGGTGCGGCCGCACTGTTCTCTGAATCGCAGAACACAGGCACACCGTTGGTTAGGCTGGCCACCATGGTGTTGGAGTTGTAGGTCACAGTGGCATGGTAATCTTGCCAATCTATGTTGCCCTTATGTACTGTGGGTTTATCTACTTTTACAGTGGCACCCACGTGATCAATTTCTATTGTAGGGTTGTAAGGTTTTTCTCTTACATCAATTTCTCTGTCTGTGTTTTCTTTAAGGGTTTTTAATGTATTGCTCAACCAATCAGTGGCATTGAAAAAATTTGCTATTGCATTTGTTGGCGGCAATACTAGAATTTTTTTACCCTTGCCCCATGGTTTGATATCTTGTTTGAAATGCTTCTCGTACCTGTCAGTGGGTTTTTGTTGCAATATATTCTGGCAATGTTTGTTCTTTGTGATACGCAACCAGTGTGGACGGTCATGTGCATTTGTAAAGTATCCGTGATCCATGAAATAGAAATCTCTGTTATCCTTCTCACACCATTTATACACTTCACCAGATCCTGCCAGTATGCCGTACATGGTCAGATTTTCTTTTGGTAGCTCTTTCAGATCACGAAACTGATAAATCCTTCCCTTGCCCGAACCATTAACAAAGGCATCTACATACCGTTGTGTACGTGGTTTGGTTGTGTGTATACCTGACAGCATTACTTCCTGTTTTCCTTTACTTCAAACATTTTACGTTTGGCCACTCTGTTAAATTCAGCAATTATATTAACGCTCCTTCTGTGTAGCACGGCATCTTTTCTAGAGGATACACTGTGTACACACCTTGTTGAATTATTGCAAAACACGACTAGTGTGTTTGATTTGTAAGGAACTGTCTTGACAACTTTTCCTGCTTTTTCATTTACTGCTCTTCCCCCGTTTTTATTCACTTCTAAAATGTTATCATGTGTTTCGTGTATTTGGAATTCACCGCCCGTGCTTTTATCATCCATGTAAGGCATGTAAAGTAGAGCCGCATATATCTCTCTAGGATTATCTATGTGTGCAGTCCTCGAACTGAAGTCGATTGGTTTGTGCATCACGATCTGACAATCAGTTCCTATCATGTCATTGCCATTATCCCATCCTCTCGGACTCAACGTGAGGTCCTCGACGTGGGGGACTAACTCGCCAAGAACTTCCATCATTTCCTTGTAAAACTCGATTGAAGTGTGGTACTCGGTGAATTCCTTCCATGCATTGGAAACTTTTCCCGGCTTCAACATCTCATCTGCTTTCAGTCTATAGCATATGCCTTGATCAAACGGTTCCGTGGACAGCAGTTGTTTTTCCGGCCATTCCTGTTCAAGTTGTTCGTACACGTCTTGGGGAAGTGCATCTTCGATAACAAAATGTGGATAAGGCTCTAGTATTAGTTCAGGTTTTTTCTGTAGGACTGAAAGATTCATTCGAGGTGCTCCATTATTTCAGGAATGTTTATTTTGAAATTGATCATGTCACTGAATCTTTTCACACCCTGTAATTTGTTTCCCTTCTCACGTGGTATCTGTACAACGTCTGCTAGGTAAAGTTTGTGTTCCAGGTTTAGATTGTGCGATAACAACGGATACACTTTCTTATGTAGCATGTTCTTGTCTTGAATCTCTATGACTTTTGTCCCAGGCTGGCACCATAATAGATTGACCATGCCTGCACCATGGGCCGCCAACACGTGTGATGCCTCTGCGAATGTTTTTATTTGATCCTTTATACTTAAGGTCTCGAGTGTGACAGTCTCCCATCCTTTCAGTTTCAGTAACAGCTCGTCTGAGTTCAACATCCTCCTTGTCTTGGCTCCGGGCCTCAGCACAACTATCTTCCTGTGTGGCTTCACTCCTTTGATGTTGGTCAGTCCTTTGAAATGTCGTAACCATGGGGCAAGTGCTGGAGTTGTTATCCCATCTCTGACATTACTCATGCTGGGCACTATGAGATGTTTGAATTGCCAGGTCTCGCCTTTTTTCATTACGACTATCTTGACATTTGGGAAAAGTTCTTTGCACACCTTTTCAAAATATGGACTGTGATTGGCCAACACGAAACAGTATCTACTAAAATTTGTTGACCATCTTTTCTCCAGTAATCTAAACTTGGATATGACATCAATCCAGATGTGCCATGGGTTTCCCTTGCTGTCGTCATCTACAGGTAACCAAACGTATGTGTCAGTCTCGTGGAAAAATTCAGTTACTGGAGGTAGATCCAAGTCCACGTGGTCATCCCATTCAGTCCAGAGCTTGTGGCTCTTGTGTGGCTTGTGTCTATTCTTGTGCGTCAGTTTCCAAACGTGATCCGTTATCAATTTGTTTTCTCTGGTCAACAACAATGGGCAAGTATGCACTTTACAGTTATGAAACTCCGCCACGAATGTTGGTAAACTTGTGAAGTGTGGATCTATAGAATCGTGGTAAGGCACAGTGTAGTTGTACTCCGGGTCTACGATTTCCCAACGGTCTAGGAAATACTTCAGCGAGTTTATGTTTTTTGCTAACATCTAATTAATAATTATGTTATAATACACTACTATGATATTATTCTCAAATGGTTGCAGTTTTCTCACACCCAGACCCAAAGACGGTGTGGACACCTTTACCAGCAAGTTAATTGCTGAAAAATATGGAATGGAACTCTCTAACCTAGCAATGGGAGGTAGAGGGAATACAAGGGTAAGTTTCTCATCAAAGGTATGGCTCGAACAGAACAAAGACAAGGACGTGTTTGCCGTGATTGGATGGTCTAGTGCCATAAGGAATGATTACATCACCGACGACGGTTGGAAGAAAGGACGCATATCAGGAACAGACCTCACTTGGCGTACTTGGAAGACATTAGACAATGTCAGTTTCATACGAGCAAACAAAGGATGGGATATTGAGAACAACCTAGCCATGAATTTTTTAGAAAATGTATTTGACTTACAGAATTATTTTGAACGTAAGCAAATACCATATGTGATGTACAACTCCCTACCTAACAATTTTGGTAACGGAACAGCAGACTTCAAAGTGATTAGGAATGCAATCAACATGGATAGATTTTTTAGTCCTGGGGTCAGTCACTTGGAATTTGTAACAGATAAAAATCTAATTGTCAGTCCAAACGACCCACATCCATCTGCAGAAGGACACCAACAATGGGCAACACAACTTATTGAATTTATAGATGCTAACAATTTACGCACCATTTAGTAACAAGAACAGTAAAGCATACGAAGTGTTTGACGGTGTGCAGAAGTCTTGGCCTGATCAAATTACAAAGTTAGATAATTCTGTAGAAACAGATCCTTTACCCAACTCGATGTTTTGGGGGTTTGTTGGCAACAATAGAGCAATGGTCAAAAAACTCGAAACACGTAACCACAACTACTGGTTTACTGATACTCCTTACTTTGGAAGATTTGACAACAACAATTTAAAACCAGACAATCATTATTGGCGTATGTGCAAGAATCAAATACATGCAACGTTCCTTAAGGATTGTAAAGCAGATAGATTTGAAAAGTTCGGGATGAAGATAAAGGCACCAAACTTTGCTGGCAAATATATTTTAGTGTGTCCGAGTTCTGCAGGCATCCACGACTATCTGGACAGGCCAAACTGGACGAACGAGACCATAGAACAGATCAAGAGATACACTGACAGACCCATCAAACTTCGACACAAGCCTAGGGGAAGGGGTACATCAGGACCAAGTGAGGCAAAAGTGCCCCTATCCGAGGATCTCAAGGAGGCATGGTGTGTCGTTACCAGTTGCAGTATAGCGGCCGTGGAGGCCATGTGTGAGGGAATTCCTGTCTTCTGTGATGATAAGAGTTTTGCAGTGGACGTTGGAAACGTCGGATTGTCAGACATAGAGAATCCTTACTACGGTGGACCTGAACCTTGGCTGTACAGTCTTGCCTACCAACAGTTCACACCTGAAGAGTTTGCAAACGGCACAGCGATAGAGATATTAATGGACAAAGGATTACTATGAGTATAGAACAACTATCCGATGGTCTATGGGTTCCGTCTACCGATGCACAGATAGAACAATGGCGTGAAAAAGGATATCCTTACATGCAAGACAATTGCCTTAATAAATTCCTCGAGTGGTGCAAGGAACACGAGCAGAAGTTCAATTTGGTAGTTGACGTGGGAACATGGTGTGGTACATGGACGTTATCTATGCAACAGTATGCAAAAAACATCCATTGCTACGAACCTAACAACTTACACTATGGATGCCTTGCAAGGAATGTAGGTTCATATGAAAATATCGAAACGTACAACCAGGCACTGGGCAATGATGATGGGTTTGTGAAGTTGACTGATGAAAGTGCCACTCAAAATACCAGAGTATTGATAGAAAAAGGACAAACAAAAATAAGCAAATTAGATTCTTTAGGATACAACAATATAGATTTAATCAAGATAGACGTGGAAGGTTTCGAAATGGAAGTTCTTAAAGGTGCCGAAAAAACTTTAGAAAATGTGCAATACATAATGATCGAATTGAATGGTAACAGTGAAAGATACGGTAGCAGTAAAAGAGATATCAAAGAGCATTTGAAATCTTTAGGATTTAAAGTGTTAATAAAAACCTGGCCGGATATTGTTTATTATAGGGCATGATGTACGAATACCTAAAAAAATTGAAAGCGGAGAATAATTTTACACCGAGCAAGGTCCTAGACATAGGTGCCAACATAGGATTCTGGACCAAAAATGTCAAAGCAATATGGCCCGATGCAGAATACACTTGCATTGAAGCAGGACCAAAATATGAAAAGCACTTGAAAGAAATAGCCAACAACTGTCATATTGCTGTGCTAGGCGATAGCAACAGGGAAATAAAAATGTATCTACGAGAAATTGACAAGGGAAGCAAAAAGAAGATCACTTACACAAAAGGCTCGACGGTGTTCGGTGTTTTCAAAGATTTCGAGCTAAGGCAGATGCAAACATTGGACCAATTGGTCGGCGAGGATGCCCAGTTTGATTTAATAAAACAAGATGTGCAAGGTGCTGAGATAATGATCATGCAGGGTGCACCAGATATATTTACACGTGCCAAGTATGTCATTCAGGAAGTTAACCTATACAAGGATGAACAATTTCCTAATATGCCTACCGTGAATGACATGGATGAGTACATGTTTCAGTTAGGATTTGATAACAGTGAAGTTATCGAACAGAAAGAAAATGTCGAGCAGATAGATAAAGTTTATTTTTAATTTTACGTACTAAAAAGGTTTATTAGTTCCTTCTTCCAGTCATCCGAGTAGTCACAGTTTCTATAGCCGTCGAACCACGGTCCGCCTTCTGTGTAGTGTAGTATTTTTGGCGATCCGTCCGCTGGTTCTCTGTACCAGCCAACTAACCAATTGTAGTGATGAGGTAATGATCCAATATCAGAATCTTCTAGCCAACTAAATCTGTGTAAGTATTTGGGTGTTTGTTGGTTTAGAAATTCAGGAGTGAGGATACTATTTTTTGGATGTTCACAGTTCCAAAGGACCATGCTTGACCAATTTTTCCTTGGATAGACTGTTTGTGCTTGGCCGTCCATTTTGGTTGTTTCTTTTGGTGTGTAGTCGTGCTGTACACATACCACTGCTTTGCTTGGATCCATATACTTGACAAGTGTATGACTTGGAATTTTCCATAAGAAGTCACAGTCACAAAACACTGCCCAGCCTTTGTATTTGTTCAAGTGAGGAACAAAAAATCTAGTGAATGTAAACTGTGTAGTTGCAAGTTTATCTGGCTCACGTGTGTAGATACCTTGCTCTCGCATCTCGTTTTGTTTTAATGGTAAAACTTCTGCTGATGGATCTCTACGTTTGATAGAGTGTTCGCAAACTTGGTATGCTATGTCTTCTCTACTATCGTGGCCTACATATATTTTCACAAAGATATTTAACTATAAATATTTTTGATATGCAGGTTTTAGAACGGTGTAGGACAGTTGAGAAAAGATTTCCCATGGCGCCCAGTGGTGGCCCGGTAAGTCAAAAAGACGGCTGGACGAGACACAAACAGTACAGTACGCCTGATCATGTTAGGAAAAATGCAAAAATGTTTTGGAATTTTGGCGTGTCGAGGGAGATCAGATACGAGGTCAACTGCAGGAAGGACAACCGCACAGCAAAGATTTTGACCTTTGATCCAACTCCCTTATCAACGCAAACAACAGATAGTGCTAATAGAGGTGATTACAATATAATCCACACAAGCAAGGCCTATGACACAGTTCCGGGACAAACTAAGAAGTTTTATGATGTTGCCGGGGACGGAAAATGTTTTCAATTAGACGAGCCAGAGCAATATGAAAGCGTGATTGAAATACAGACAACAAACTTAAAAGAAATATCTAATCAACACGGGCGTGATGTAGATGTCGTTAAATTAGATGTTGAAGGACGTTGGTATGAGATGCTAAACGAAATACTAGATTTGTCATTGCCGGCAAAAGTGATTCTCTGTGAATGCGAAATGAACATAGGCGTTATAGATAAAAATTTTGATAGACTAGATGAGACCGTGGAAAAATATCAAAGCCGAGGATATAAAGTTTGGACAAATAGGGTTGGCAATAAAGAAAACATCGAACTTATTTTTACCAAAAATATATAGATTACTATTTTCTTCCTGAAAGTATCTTGTGTATATCTTGCCAATTATTCACCCTGATTATCCCGTCATGATTAAGGTCTTTGTTATATGGGTGATCTATTAATATAGGCTTTAAACCGTATTTGAGCCCGGCTACAGCGTTGGCAGGCTTGTCCTCGACCCAATATAGTCCGGTGTTGTGAAACTCGGCTAACGCACTGTCCTTGTCTGCTCCGGTGCCTAGTATATGGTAATTTGTGAATACATGCTCTCCAAATAGTTCACCCAATCTCCGTTTACGTAATTCCTGTGCTGGTTTGTCAGATGTCTGAGATGTTATTGGTATGAATGTCCACCCCTCTGCCGCTAGTAGTTTTACCCATGTCTGTGATCCAAGCATTGGACGTTGTGTGCCCATCCATGCACTTCTGTTGAACTCTCTTATTTGTATTCTTATTTCGTTTTTTGTTAACCCAAATCTTTCTTCCATCCAGTATGTGTCTTGCTTGTCTGGCAGTAATCTGTGAGGATGATACCTGGAACCTCTGTCGTCAAACAGTGTCTTTTGTAACATCCATTTTGTGAAATGGTGTTCCCATTCCAACAGCACACCGTCTACATCTGTAAGTATTATTCTGTTATTTGATATCGGCATCTTCCATTCCTGCTACTCTCAATTTAACAATGTTTGTTATCTGCCATTGTTTCTGATCTAAACCTTTGGTGATGCCTAACCATTGATTCCTTATCAATGCAAAGTCATTTATAATTTTATCCATGTCAACGACATCGTCTTCACCGTCCACATACTTCTCTGCGTCTCTGCTTGATAGTGCTCTGTTGTAATTTTCTAGGTATTTTCTAAAGGTCTTTGATCTTAACCTTCGTAATTCTATGTTTAGGTATTCTAGTATTGCTTCTAGTTGTTGTAGTTGACTGAATCTTTCTTCAACTATTCCAGGTAATGATGCACTGGCTCTTTCTAGGTTACCGTATATCTTGCACTGCTTTTTGGCTTCTAGTAATTCCTTATCAAAGTATGCTACACAGTCTGGTATCTTGTCTAGGTTTCTGCTAACTTCGTTGTACCAGTTTATCATTCATCAGCATCGCCGTAGCCCATGTCTTCAGATTCTTCTTCCTCGAACACAGTGTTAACGGCTTCCTCTAGTTTTGGGTCAAGCTCTGCAGATCCTCTGAGTACGTCATGCTCCACCCCTATGTCTTCTAGGCTTTTAATGAAGTCAATAGCAAAGTCTAGTTTCTGTCTTTCAGGGACGTAATGTATAATGGAGTTCCACAATCGTTCAATGTCGGCGTGATCAAAGTCTATCATTATTTTTCTTTTTTGGTTTTTGTTGTTTCAACTTCGATAGGGGCGTCTGTGTCTTCTACCTCTGTAGGCACCTCTTCTTTGAATTCTGCCATTATCATATCTAATTTATCACCTACCCACGCTTTTCTGAACTCTATGTGTTCTTTGCCTGCTTTATCAATGTATTTCAGTCTGTTTCCTGTCTGAACCAGTAGGCCTTTTTTCTCAAAAAGATCAACTAAACCACTATAGGGATTCATTCCTGTTTCGTATGGAATCTTGACTTGTACACCTTCAAAAGGTTTGGCATATCGAGTCTTCATAACTTTACAAGCGGCTCTGATACCCCTCACATCGGTAACTTTATTACCTGCTTCGTCTTCTTTTAATTTAAGTTTCTTCATTGCAACAACAATAGAACTTGCATAAATGAATCCTTGCCCACCTGATATCTTGTCATCTGGATCAAACATATCTTGTGATGCGTATGTGTGGTTGGTTGCTATAAGTCCCACATTCCAACTACCAAACATGTTCACACAGTTTCTTACAAGAGCTGTTAAGGCCTTAGGCTTTCTACCCAGATCACCTTTCATGTCACCTGCTTCAAACTGATTAACGTCAGTTGGTGTAAGCATCATACCCAAACTGTCTATGACAAATAGCACTTTAGGTGCACCTTCTTTGTTGTCTGCATGTTGCTCTTTGTAACCTTTCATGAACTCGGAAACAGTTTTTGCAACGTCATCCACCATTGACATGCTTAACTTCAAAAGTTTGTCTTCTGATGTGTCCACTTTCAATGCCTGTAACCATTTCTCGTCTAGTGCGTTCTCTGTGTCGATTAGGATAACAAAGATGCCTTGGTCTTGTGCGTTCTTGATTATGTTACCTGACGCTATGTAACTCTTGCCTGCTCCTGATTCTCCTGCAAGTACAGTTACCTTACCTAGTGGAATTCCTTTGTTGAAGTCACTGGTCATCAAATAGTTCAATGCGTAATTTCCTGTTGATATCCAATCTGTGGGATCGCTGAATCCTATGCCTAACCCCTGGATTGATTTCGTAATGCTTTTTCTAAACTTTGTTGCGTCAAATACTTTTGTCATAATTTATATCCTTGTAATCAATATTAGCATACCTAGGCCCTAACGTCAATATCAGGGCCTTGGTAAAATGTCAGATTATTTTGCTTGTCTTGATCTTATCAGTTTCAAGATGTCCTCTGCTCTCTTGGCACTGTCGCCTGCTGGAGCCGCCGTTACCGGGGCCGCCTCAGGTTGTGGCGCTGGCGCAGTTACAGGTGCCGCAGTTACTGGTGCCGCTTCTGTTACTGGTGTTGCCGCTGGAGCCGATGCTGTTGGTACTTGTACCTGTGGCTTGCCTTGGTAGGCCATGCCCGCTGGTCTGAAGTACTGTCCATACTGCTCAAGATCATAAGCCTCACCTTCAACAGATTTCGCAAATAATTCTGCAATTATTTTAACTTCTGCTTCGGTTGGCTCTTTTGGTCTGAAGTCGCCTAGGTTGTGTAAACCATGTGTGTCGATTGCGGCTCTTTCTGCCTCATCTAATGCACGTTCTCTTCTTGACCATTTTGATGTAGAGTAGTCAGCATAACCACCTTTAGTTGTTTTAGTAATCCTAAAATCAACACCTTTCACGTAATCAGTTGGCATTTCTTCCATCTCTGGATCCATTAATGCTCCTCTGATAATGTTAAAGATCTGAGGTCCAATTATAAATCTTCTTACTGGATTCTCAGGAGTTGAGTCCTCTGCTAGTGGATTTGTTGTGACAAAACCTTGGAAAATGTAACTTTTCTTCTTCCAGTATTTCCTGCCCATGTCTTCCATGCTCTTGTCTTTGAACCATGGTCTAACTTCTGTCAGTACTGGACAAGTCTTGCCATACATCTCCATGCAAGGTACTTGCACTGTAACTGGTCTAGAATCTGTCTGACCTTTGATACCCGCGAAAGGTAACTTGATCATGTTTCTTTCAGTCCAGAAAAATGTGTTATTAGTATCCTTATCCGGTAAGAACCTAATGACTGCTTCTGAGCCTTCGTTTATATTCCAGTGTGGGTAGATGGCGTTGTCTCCGCCAGTGTTGGAAGTGGAGCGATTCACTTCTTGAGATTTTAACTTCGCTCTTATTTCAGCCAATGATGCCATAATGTAAGCCTCCTTTATTGTGCCTATGTTTGTTTTAGTTTGCCTAAGTGTATATTAGACATATAGTACATAATATACAACTATATTTATCAGTTGTCTACT